ATATTAATTCAAAGCTTATGTTAGGTAGTATAATTGGAGCCGGACTTGGAGTCGCAGGTTCAGTATTTGGAGGAATAGCGGCAAGCAAAGCAGCACGCAAACAGGCTAGAATCCTTGCTGACGAGAAAAAGAAAAACGAAGCGTGGTACAATCGTCGTTATAACGAGGACAGTACACAGAGAGCGGATGCACAGTCTGCTCTTAATCGCATGCGTGAAGTTATGCAAGAGCGCAGTCAACGTTCTGCCGGAACGGCTGCCGTTATGGGAACGGGGGAAGAAGCTGCTGCCGCAGAAAAAGAAGCTCAGAATAATGCCCTTGCAGCTACAACATCAAACATAGCCGCACAGGGTGAAGCACGTAAAGACGCGGTGGAGTCTCAATACCTGCAAAGGGATCAGGACCTTAGCAATCAACAACAGCAGGTTCAAGCTCAAAAAACCGCTGCTATATCTCAAGCTATTGGTGGTATCGCAAGTGCTGCCGGTGGGATGGCGTCTAATTTAGATTTAATCTCCTCAATGCCTAAGAAATGAGTACGCTAGATGATATAACAAAAGTAGCCCCTGCGAAACCCGTTATCGCGTCTACTCCGGCACCTGCTCCTAGCCTTGAGATTAAGCCTAAGAGCATGACGGATATCTACACTCAATTGACACGTAAGCCGGATGTAGAGATTGATCCAAAGAGGGAACGCAATAGGGCAATAGTAAGCGCCATAGGTGACGGCTTATCTGCTTTATCGAATCTGTACTTTACAACTAAGGGAGCTCCTAGTGTAGAGCAGCCTAAGTTATCCGAAAAGAATATGGCTAGGTATAACTATCTAAAGGACCTTAGAAGTAAACAGGAGGCTGCTTACAATGCGGGTCTCATGAATGCTATGGATAGAGATTACCAGATTAGCAATAACGAAAGACAGTGGGATTATCGATCTAGCCGAGATCGTGTAGAGGATGATAGATATAAGGACAATTTATCGCTATCAAAGGAAAAGCTAAATGCAACGGTTGATCAGAATGCGATAATGAACGCTCTTAGAGCTGCTGATCTAGAAAGAAAGTCTGCATACGATAGAGAGAGATTATCAGCCACTAAGAACTCCAATGAATTAGGATGGGCTAATTTATCAGAGAGTAAACGGCACCATAACTTAATTTATAAAGTAGGTAAGGAAAAGGCCGAAGCTAAAAAGGATATAATCACTGTTTACGAGCGCGACGGTAAAACTAAGAAGGTGGACAGAAGACTTCTCACGCCTGAGAACATATCTGCTTACTTACAAAATGCCGTCAAGGTAGACAAGCAACCATTTACCAAGGAAGGTATCATGCAGTCTCCTGCAGCAAGGAAGATGGCCAGAGATATAGGAGAGTATATGAAACAGGAAGATGATGTTAAGTTTACTCCAGATGTAGATTCTTTATTTGATTGATATGAAATACAAAGTAATAATAAACGGAGAAGAGAAAACTATTGATGCGGAAAAATTTAACGCCAATAGAAACGCTATTCTCCAAAAATATCCTGATGCTCAGATCAGAGCCAGAAAGGATGATGTGCCCGGTTATATACCTGTGTCTCAATATGACAAAGCTTCGAAGAGTGGTTTTGTATTTGAGGAACTAGACGATCCTATTAAAAAAGCAGAGCCTATTAAAAAAACAACGCCTGTTGAGGAAACAACGCCCAGACCGTATAGCGCTGATAAGTTTATTGAGGGCAAAGGGAAAGACACTAAAGTAGCCGGAGTGCCTTATAACGTGTGGCAAGGTCTTAAGCCTGAGTCTAAACAGTTCTATTATAAGGATTATGAGAACCGTTTAAAGGAAGAAAAAGCAAAAGCTGATGAATTGTCGGCTACAGACGAAAGGGACCGGTTAATTAAAGAGGGGAATCAAAAAGAGATTGAAAAATTCAAGGAAAGTCCTCTTCTTAGCGCATTAGGATTCGCTTTTACCAATAATCAAAATCCGGAAGTGCAAACTTCCCAAATGGTTATTGATAAATCTAAAGATGTTCAAAAACAGATCAAAGCTGATAGGGAAAAGACCGGGGGTTTTGGCGATGTGGTAAGAGGGTTCAAGGATAATGCAAGCGCTATTGCATCTTTCGGGATAGGGGAAATGGAAAGTAATCTAACTTTGCTGAATGCTGCAAAGAAATACGAAAAAGGAGAACCTCTTTCTAAACCAGAGAAGAAATTGCTTGATGTCGCTGCGTTGGAGGCTTCGGTTAATCAATCTACTGATCCTGGCACAGGTTATCGTATAGGGTATGGAGCTGCTGAAAGTTTAGGCTATATGAAAGACTTTGCGATAACTCCAGGAATGGGCATATTTGGGAGAGCTGCCGTTAGGAGATTTGGAACGATAGCTGCTGAAAAGACTATTGCGCAAATAGCAAAAAATGCAGCTCTTAGAGTAGGTGGTGATGTAATAGGTGCTATGGGAATGGCTTCTACTGTTCACGCTCCTAGGGTATTTGGAGATGCTTATAATAGAAACTTAGGGGATATTACGCCTGACGAAAATGGATATGTAGGTCGAAGCGAGGGAGACGCACCATTAAAAGCTCTTGCAAAAGCTTTTGGTTCTACTGTTGTTGAGGATTACTCCGAGATGGTAGGTAGCTACTTTAAAGCTGTCACTAAACCGCTAGGGAAAGCAGCCGGAAAAGTGGCCGATAAGATAGGACTTGAAAAGGTTCACAAGTTAATTGCTGATGTGCCGGCAAGCGAGTGGGCTAAAACTGTTACCGATATACAGAATAGAGGTCAATTTAGCGGTGTACTGGAAGAGTATGGAGAGGAGCTAGTAGGAACGGCTCTTAACGCTGCCATTGTAGGAGATAGTAAATTTAGTGATCTGGTTGATCCTAAACAGCAAGCGGAAACATTTATGTCTGTAGGCCTCATATCAGGCCTTATCGGTGGCGTTAAGTTATCCGGTTATCGTGGTCCTAAAAGAGAAGCACAGAAAAGACTTAATTCATCTATAAACGAGATAGAATCCGCACTTGGTGAGGTTAAGGCAACCGAAATTATATCTAAACTGCAAAATGCAGATGATACTCAGAAGTCCGTTATTATAGACTCTTTAGATGAAGAAGTAAAACCTCTTGTTAAGGAGTATGTAGCTAGGGAATCTTACCTGCATGGTCTTGAACTCGCAAAAATTAAAAGACGTGCAGAGGGCGAAGTACCTGCAGAACAATTAGAGCTTGAAGATTCTTATGAAGAAGGTCTTAGCTCCGAGCCTGATAATAGTTTCAAGGTTAAGCTGGATGAATCCAAATCAGGTGTCGAGAAGATGGCTGAACGTTTCAATGTTGATCCTGAAACTTTATTTACCGGTCTTGATAGTGGTGATCCTCTGTCTTTGATAGGAGTTGCTTATGAGAATAGTAAGGAAGATGGAGATGCTCTTCTTAATTATTACAATGCTAAAGCTGCTTATGATGGGCTGATTGATGGAGTAAGAGACAACATAGACTCACAGATTGAAAGTCAGAAGAAAGAGATTAAGCGCAGAACCGCAGAGGACGGTAATATATATGATGTTACTCTAAAGACTAGCAATGATGTACATTACAACATCGTAAAGGGCATGCCGGCATTCAATGAAGACGGTACTGTGGATTACGCTAATAGTCCTGATTACGTTTTTTTGCGTGACGATAAAGGCGAGGTAAGGATGGAACCGAAAGATAATCTGTTTAAACTCACTTCAAAACAAGATTCAAACTCTGTATTATCGGAATTGGAAGAGCGCATTCGTATGAGCGAGGCTCAAAAGGCTGCCGATAAGATAGATGGAGTACGTGATTTTCAGATAGGTGAGGCAATTTCAGTTCCTACACCTGATGGACCGGTGAACGCAGTAGTTAATAATGTGTCTGAGGATGGTGTGGAGATTCAGACTGAATCACCAATAGATGGTAAATCTGTCATGATCATGCCTAAAAGAGAATTGTCTGATAGGCTGCAACAGGAATTCCCAAAAACAGAAGAAAATACAGAGATAAAAGAGCCTGAAAAAGTAGAGCCTACTACAGAAGAAAGTAGCAATCTGTCAGAAGAAACGCCTGTGATTGATAGCAGGCCGGAAGAAGAGATAAAGCAAAGTGTCACCTACCCTCGTGACAAAGGCGGGTTTATAGATTATTCTAATATTGAAGATTCTACTGTATACGCAAACGCGTTAAAGGAGGAATTTGGTACTGATGCATTGGATGTTGTTAATGAAAATATAAGCGACATTCAGAAGAAAATCAAGAAAGCAGAAAACCGTCCGTCTGCAATAGAGAGAGTGCGTGCAAAGAAAGCCTTGCAGCTTGAACTTGATAAAATGAATCAGGTTAAGAAAATACTTAATCCTATTACCGAGGATGTAAAGACAGATAGGGATTATATTGATTGGGTATTGGATAACTCTGATGACATTAATGAGGTCAAAGCGGCTTATGATGCATCTAAAGAATTCAATGAGGAGCTGCAACCGTGGCAAAAAGAGTTATTGGGAAGAAAGATTTCTCCTAATTCGTTCAAACGTTTTGGTGATAGGAATAAAATTTCAGGTACATTTGCAAAGGGATGGCTTAAAAAGGACGGAGAAGATATAGATGTTCTTGCACAAGAGTTGAGCGGTTTTGGGCGTGAAGTGAGCGAAGGTGATATTATAGACTTCATGCTCTCCAACCCCACAAACAGAGTGAGAACTACTAATGACATTCAACTTGAGCTAAATAAGAAATTTAGCGAGCTTGCCACAAAGGAGATGGGATTTCCTGTCGGAGGTCCTGAATCAAGTACTGGGAAATTATATTTGATGAATAAGGATAAGGAGAATAAAATCAGTCTTATGCCTGCCATCAAAGAGGATATATCATCTCAGGAACAAAGCTATCTTGACGGAATACCCGAAGAGGAGCTATCTAAACTAGCAAAGGCACGCGATGAAGAAATGTTTAACCGCTACTCCGAAGTACTTGATAATGGAATGACTATCGAGGAAATGGAAGAGCTAGAAAGTGAATTATATGGAAATCGAGGAAGTGAAACTGAAATTGTGGCTCCGACAGCTCAAGAAGAAGCTACAGGAGGCGGAGGAGAAGAATTACGATCAAGTGTACAAGGACTCTCTGATTCAAATGATTCAGGAGCAAGAGGAGAAAATACAGAACCTGCACAAGTAGGTCCTAGTTTTGTCGCCCCTGAATTTAAAGATGGTGATCTATTTGATTATGCCGAAAAGGTTGTTAAGTCAAAAGAGATACAAGATGCGGAAAAAGAGGTAAACTCATCTCCGACCGAAGCGCAAAAACAAGCAGGCAACTATAAAAAAGGACATGTTAAGATAGGTCCTTATAATGTAACAATAGAAAACCCGAAAGGAAGCGTTCGTTCAGGAGTTGATGCTAATGGGAAAGAGTGGTCCATCACTATGAATAATACCTATGGGTATTTCAAAGGAACCAAAGGTAAGGATGGAGACCAGATAGATGTGTTTATTGGGGATAACCCATCTCCTAAGACTGTCTATGTTGTTGATCAGGTTAATAACGATGGATCGTTTGATGAACATAAGGTTCTTTGGGGATTTGATAGCGAACAATCAGCAAAGGATGCTTATCTGTCTAACTACGAGGATGGATGGCAAGGATTGGGTAATATAACCGGTGTTCCGGTTGAGGACTTCAATAAATGGGTTGAAAGTTCTAAGCGAAAAACAAAACCCTTCTCCGAATATAAGAGTATTCCCAAGAAAGTCAATAAAGTATCGTTTGGTTTAAATGCGGATAAGTATCTTCATAATCAAACAAACGATAAAGACGTTAGAGTTTTTGATGCTGAAATAGAAGATAATGGTAATGGAACATTTACAATATCTTCCTTGAACAGGATAAAGAGCTTAGACGGTGTTGATGATGTTGTGGATGTTAAAGGTAAAATCCCTTTGGCTGACGCTAAAAATTACAAGGTTATTGAGAAAGGGAGAATAAAGCTTAACGATAATGGTATCTATGAGGTTGTAAGCCCTTTGAAGATAGAGCTTGTTAGTGATTCTGATGTTAGATTCAGGGACGGAAAATTTGAGCGTGAAATTAATCAAGATGAAATATATGACTACATTTCTGAAAACACAGATAATACATCTGAACCGTCTCGTATTCTTGACGAGTTAAAAGATTATTACGGTGGTGAAATTGTGGCCGCTTCGTCTGGCGCAAAACATGCACTAGAAAACGGTATGATACCTTTTGCGGGTTCTAAATATTCAGGAGCCAATGAAGAATATCACCATTTCAGGTTAGAGAATGGAGACATTGTATCTGTACCGTTTAAAGATATAAGATTTAGGGAAGATTCAAGTCCTGCCGTTTCTCCTCAGGAAGAAATAAGGAATACGCTTCAATCTTTATCTGAAAAGATGGGAGTTCCCGTTAAAATGATTAATTCAGAAGAAGTTTCCAACGATAATAAGTCGATGGAAAAACGAATGAAGAATTCAAAAGGATGGTATGATGTGTCATCCGGGGATGTTGTTATAATCACGTCAAACGCAACAAGTGTAAATGATGCTAAACGCACATTCTTGCATGAAGTGGTAGGGCACAAGGGGCTTAGGTCTTTAATGGGAGAAGAGTTTGATTCTTTCCTTGATAAGGTTAAAAAGCAACTTCCTGCCGATGTCAGCAAGGATATGAAAGATAATACAGATGTAGAGGAGTACTTAGCAAGGATAGCTGAAATGGACGAAACTCCATCGTTCTTTGGTAAGATAAAAGCAGTTGTTAGAGAGTTCCTGCGTAAATACATGGATGTCGAATTAAGCGATAACGATGTTAAGTACATATTGTGGACTAGCAAGAATAATCTGGAGAAGAACTCTGTATTCAGGAATGCCGCAAATGAGTCAATGAAAGACAAAATGTTCCGTGATGAAAACAGCGTGGAAGCAATCATTAGAAACGCAAAGCAGGATGGAACGTATATGAAAGCTCCCAACGGTGAACCTACTAAGCTAACCGAAAAACAATGGGCGCAAGTGCGTACTCAGGAGTTTAAGGATTGGTTTGGCGATTGGCAAAATAATCCAGAGGAGGCTTCTAAAGTTGTGGATGAAAATGGCGAGCCTTTGGTTGTGTATCATGGAACTAGCAAACCATTGTTTTATTCATTTGATCCATTAAAAAGCAATCCTGTATTAAGCGGTGGAATGTATTTTTCAAATTCAAAAGATTTATCACAAAAGTTTTCAGGCTCAAAAGGAAATTTATATTCTGTTTTTTTGAGTATAAAAAATCCAGAGAGAAATGGATTTGACGGATCCGGTTCGGATATGTCGCCATCAGAGTATAGAGATGGAGGAATTTTCGTTAAAAGAAAATCTGATAAATATGCAGTTAAAGGAACGAGAGAATATATAGTTTTCAATCCCAATCAAATAAAGTCAGCTACTGACAACGTAGGTAGTTTTGATCCTAACAATCCTGATATAAGGTTTAGGGATGGTGAGAATTATGACGATAAGTTCAAAGGTTCTCTATACAAGTTTCAGGAGTCCTATCAAGACAGCATGTTGGGTCTTAAGAAACTGCAAGAGTCAATAGAGAAAGAGACGGGTAAGATAGAGGACTTCGAGAACGCGTATATTCATGAAAATCAATTATCATCTAAAAATTCCTACGAAGCAGAGTTTTATCACACTAACTTCTTTACTCCGATAGTCAAGGAGATGTCTAAGATATTAAAGGTTAAATCACGTGAAGAATTCAACCAATATCTCATATCTAAGCATGGATTGGAGAGAAATGTTGTATTCGCTCAAAGAGATGCCAGGAATGAAGCAAAAGAAGATACCAAAATAGAAAGGTCTAACCTAGAGTTTGCATTATACAAAAACTTGATTGATAAGCAAGCGTATGATTCTAAGATGTTAGAGATAGACAAAAAAGAGGATAAGGCTTATAGGAAATACTTAGGCGATAAGATGGGTCAAGACTATTCTGGACTATCTTCTATCTATCAAGAAGACTTTGAAAATAAAGCTAAAGAGTATGTAGAATTATTTGAAGCTGATGTTAACACGTCTAGTTTATGGGATAATATTAATAACGCAACAAAAGAGACTCTTCGGAAAACATACACATCCGGCTTAATGGGTAAAGAGAATTACGACAACATTAATGATATGTTCTCGTATTATGTACCTCTTAGGGGGTGGAAAGAGGATACGGCAGCAGATGTGTATAACTACATAGAACTTGATAGACCGGTATTTAATGCTCCCGTTGTGACAGCTAAAGGGCGTTTATCGGTATCCGATGATCCAATAGCAACTATAGCCAATATGGCTGAAAGTGCTATATTGCAAGGGAATAGAAATCTCATGAAACAGAAGTTCCTTAACATGGCATTGAATCATAAAACGCCATTGTTAACCGTTAAGGAAATGTGGTATGTGAATAACGGTACGGACAAAGCTCCTGACTGGGTAGAGTCTCTTCCTGATATTCCGGAAGGAGCCACCGCAGAAGAAGTCAGTGAGGCTGTGGAAGCTCACTACAATCTAATGCGCGATCTCCAAAAAGAAGGGCGTGCGAAGAAAGACAAGAAAGGTCTTAATATCTCTTATAGAGCAAATGACAGGGAAAAGCGTCAGCACGCTGTAGTTGTTAAGAGAAACGGAAAAGAGCAGGTTGTTTTCGTAAATGGCAATCCTAGAGCTGCTCAGGCTGTTAACGGGCTTACAAATCCTGATGCGGTAAGTCACAAACTGATAGAGTGGATAGGATGGGCTAACAGGCAGTTGGCGGCCAACTTTACGACTAGGAACCCAGCCTTTGTTTTGAGTAACCTATCACGAGATTTGATATTCTCTTCATCTGCTGTTTTAATCAAGGAAGATGGGAAATATTCTAAGAGATTCACTTCTAATCTCCCTAAAACAACGGCTAATATAGCCGGTTTAATGAAGAGGAGGTATAAAGGTGAGCTCAGAGATTTTGGAATGGATAAATATTTCAAGGAGTTCTTGGAAAACGGAGGAGAAACAGGTTATTCAATGCTTACATCAGTCGATGAATATAAGAAGCTAATAGAGAAAGACCTTTTGAAATTGGATGGGAAAGTAGATATTGGTAGAATCATAGGATTGAAGCCCGGAAAGGTGACAACTCCTACTACGTTAGGTATTGTTCCGGCACTTAAAAGTTTGGCTAGTTTTATTGAATTTAGTAATAAGTGCGCAGAGGATATATCTAGGTTTAACACCTACCTAACATCTCGTCAGATGGGAAGAACTGTCGTTCAGTCTATTAATGATGCAAAAGAGGTCACTGTTAACTTCAATAAAAAGGGAGCAGGTGGATGGGGCGCTACCACGGCTAAATCTTTATACTTATTCCTTAATGCGGCTGTTCAGTCTCTTACTAATTTTTACAGATTAGGAAAGAATAATCCAATTAAGTTTAGCGGTGTAGTTGGTGGTTTTGTATCTGCAGGAATCTTAATACCTATGTTCAATCAGATGTTGATGAATATGTTTGGAGGTGATGATGATTCTTATGATAATCTTCCTGAATGGGTTAGAAAGAACAATTTCTGTCTATGGTTGGGAGGAGATAGCTTCCTTACGATACCACTCCCGATAGAGTTAAGAGCATTCTACGGCATGGGTGAGATGTTCACTCAATGGTCCGGTGGAAAGATGAAAGGTGAAAATGTTGGATTAAAGATGATCGGACAGATAACGGAGTTGTTGCCACTTGATCCAATGGGAACCGGCGCTGCCGTACCTGATGCTGTTAAACCTATATGGCAATCATATACGAATGAGGACTTTTTTGGTAAACCAATTTATAAGAAAACTCCTTTCAACGAAGATATGCCAGAATACACCAAAGCGTTTAAGGGCACCAATAAGCAACTTGTGGAATCGGCTGAATTTCTGAATGAGATTACAGGAGGAGACAAATATACCAAAGGTTCTATTGACCTGAATCCGTCAATAGCGGAGCATTTGGTAGAGGGCTATCTGGGTGGTATGGGAAAGACTCTTAATCAGACATGGAAAACAATCTCTATGATTTGGGATGAAGATCAGCGTGTTATGAGGAACGTTCCCGTTGCCAATAGGTTCTTGTCAGAGACGGACGAAAAGAACGCATTTTCTAGGGTTGGCAAGGCTTATAATAATTACCGAAAAGAGTATGATCTGACCAATCAAAGGCTCAAAGGGTATGAAAAGGAAGCAGACAAAGGAGTGTTTGAGTTTGCCGAGAAAGCAAACAGTCTCTATAATTCACCCGAATACAAGCGTTATGAGGTATTTAAAGAGTATCAGAAAGAGATTGATTATCTATATGACGAATTAAAAACCGCAGACGGTGCAGAAAAAGCGTCTTTAAATAACACTCTCAACCTTACCAAGACTCAACTGGTTGAAGCTTTAGACGCGATAGAGTAATATATACAAAGGGTAATAGAAAAAGCTAAGTAATTTTACATTATGAGAAAACTTATCCGAAAAAGTAAAATATCCAATCTGGATTCCGTAAGAAATCAGAAGGAGTACACAGAAGAGCGAATGTTTGATGTTCTTCTCCAAGCCCAATATGCGTGGTCTAACATGGATCAATTCAGAAAAGATAGAGAGCGGTCCAAAAAGTTCTGCTATGGAGATCAGTGGTCTGACCTTGTAAGGTATGGAGATAAAACAGTTAAAGAGGAGGATTACATCATATCAGAGGGTGGAATACCTTTAAAAAACAACTTGATAAGGAGGCTTGTAAGGACTGTGATGGGAACTTATCGCTCACAGTCCAAAGAGCCTACCTGTGTAGCCAGAGACAGAGATGAACAGTCTCTTGGAGAAACGATGTCGGTAGCATTACAGTGTAATTATCAGGTTAACCGCATGAATGAGGTTAATGGGCGAACGTTTGAAGAGTTCTTAATATCAGGGGCTGCCGTACAGAAAGAAAGCTATGGATGGAGAAACGATAAGATGGATACATGGACAGATATGGTATCTCTCAATAATTTCTTTGTGGATAGCAACATGCGAGATATCCGTCATTGGGATTGTTCTCTTATAGGAGAGATACACGATCTTACATTTGAAGAACTATGTTCTAAGTTTGCTCATTCCCCGTCTGATGTTAGTAGGTTGAGACAAATCTATTCAAGTGCTTCTCACAGAGAGTATATGTCAGGGTACCTAAGTAAGTTTGGATATTCAGACCTAAAGAACATAGACTTCTTCTCACCTTATAACACAAATATGTGTAGGGTTATCGAGGTGTGGAGAATAGAACAAAAACCTAGGTTCAGGTGCCATGACTACTTGAACGGAGACTTTTATAAAGATGAGGTAGAAAACGAAGAGAATATAATAATAGAGAATAATTCTCGTATCCAGCAAGGTTTAGAGGTTGGAATGGAAAGGGATGATATACCACTTATCGAGTATGAATGGTTTATGGATTCCTATTGGTACTATAGGTTCCTCACCCCCCTTGGAGATGTGTTGTCAGAGGGTGAAACTCCTTTTAAGCATAAATCTCACCCGTATACGATTAAACTATATCCTTTCTTAGATGGGGAGATTCACTCGTTTGTAGCTGATGCTATTGACCAGCAAAAGTACGTGAATAGACTTATCATGATGAATGATTGGATTATCAGGTCTTCCTCTAAGGGCGTATTGTTATTCCCGGAAGAACTTATACCTGACAATCTGTCTATTGAGGATATTGCAGAGGAATGGACCAGATTTAATGGTGTGATAGCTATCAAATCTAAGCCAGGTGTCGAACTGCCTAAGCAAGTAGCCACAAACTCCACCAATATAGGTATTCATGAGATGTTACAACTTCAGATGAATATGATGGAGGATGTTACAGGTGTTACCGGTGCGCTTCAAGGTAAGCCGGGATACTCGGGTATGAGTGCTGCTTTATACTCTCAACAGATGCAGAATGCAAGCTCTTCCCTACTTGATTTACTAGAGACTTTTGATAGCTTCATAGTTGATGCAGCTTATAAAAAGGTAAAGAACATACAACAGTTCTATGATGATAAAAGAGTTATCAATATAGTTGGGAATAAGGCTAGTTCATTAATTGAGTATGATCCTGAAAAAATTTCCGATGTTGAATTTGATTTGAGCGTTATTCAATCAACTTCTACGCCTGTCTATAGACAGATAGCTAATGAATTCTTGATGGAGATATGGAGGCAAGGACAAATATCTATTGAACAACTTCTTCAGCATGGTGATTTCCCATTTGCCGATACGCTACTACAGAGTTTGCAGACACAACGCGAACAACTAGAGAAAGGAGAAACGCCCGATGCGCTACCTCCTATCCCGATGCAATAAAAAAAGGGGAGCTTAACGCTTCCCTTTTGATTTATACTCAAGCCACATGAGTTTCTTTCTTTTTATAACATGATCGTCAACGGGAATATTATCCCTTGTCGGTGTCATGTAGAAGCACTCCCTGATGATGTCAAACATGCGCACTTCTTTATTGATTTGTCCTCTTCGTTTATAACCTCTGAAACTTTTTCGGTTGATTATAATCAACTTGTCTTTTTCGTCAGGTACCACAAAAAAACGCTCTTTGTACTTTTCATGAAGTTCATCTGCTTTTCGTTTCGCGTACCATAACTGCAATTCTGCAATTTTCATTCTAATGTATTTCATACTCAAATTGTTGCCGCACTTGCCGGCCGGCTTGCGCGTGGTTTATTAATCTTTTCTATTCTCTTCGGAAGCTCCATTTCGCAATAAACGATAAACAGTCCGATAGCTCTTGTCATCAATCTATCATCATGTTCTCCTGGTATTGCTCCAAAGGACCCGTTTTGTTTCTTCTCGTAAACTACAAATTCGTCTATCGCCTCGCTGCTACGCTCTACCCATGCCTGTAGCCTTACCATCTTAATTAAATGGTCTATAATCATAGGTTTGGTGGCTGTATTGGTATGGAATCCATACTTTCTAGGCACACCGGCTATTATATCTTCTTCGGACTGTTTCCTAGCGTATAGGTTCTCATACACATTCCCTATTTGGTTAAGTATAAATTCGGTATGATTTCCGTCTGTATCGCGTTCTTTGTCTTTTGTTTCTAGTGTGTTGGATTCAATGACTAAGAGCGCATTGTGGTATAAGGTTGCTATCTGGGCAGCTTTCCACGCTAATAAGTCGTGATCTATATGGCCATGCCATTCAGCTACCACTTCGGGTTTATCACCTTCCATCATCCAGTACCTGTCTATTACTAGTATATCTGAAAAGTCAGCTCCCTTTGACCGTCCTCCCACGTCTACAATGACAGCGTATCTGTTTTTAATATCCTCTTCCGGAAGAGCGTATACAGATAAACATCCTTGCGTATCTTGAGTGAATCTTACGTTTTTAAGGGCATCTCTTCCTTCGAATCCGTCTGCAATAACATCTCCTATGTATTGAGGTTTCCTAGTTGACTTTCTAAGTTCCTCAAGCTTAACTCTGTCAAATACCATTTTACCTGAGTGCTTGAACGCCTCTATATCGTCACTAGGGAACTCGGCAGCCATATCGGCATGGGAGTTATACCCTTTTCTCTTAACGATATACCAGTTAATAGCCTCAAGTGTAGCTCCTAAATTCCATAGGTACCAATAATATGTTCCCGGCTCACTCCTATCTGTTGAGTAGGTGCTGTTCCTATTGTCTATAATCCAATCAGCAAAAGCTTCTTTTTCTTCTTTCGTCTTGAAAGGTTTAGAGTACATCGGAATTTCATACCACGCAACAAATACGGGCTCTCTTTCTGATTCTCCATTTTTAGCAGCCAACCATTCTTTATGGAAAAAGTTACCCGTTCCATTGGGTGTTGACTCTATTGCATCAAGTGTCAATTCTTCAAGTAAGATAGATGATGATATGGACCGTATAATATCTTCCGGTGTCTTCCCGTCTGTTGCTTTCCAGAATGCCACTTCCGACATGTGAGATTCAGATATATCACCTCCTCGGATAGAGTCAGGACGCTCGGCCGTTCCGATACATATAACAGTGTCTCTTATTATCTTTCCCTTTTGGGTGACAATGGTATCGTTATGAGAACCTTCGTATGGTTTTAGTTCTAGTGGACTGTTATCCGTACCATTAAGTAAGAATGGAGGGTAATCCCTAAGCATCTTAGTGT